CCGAGCGCGCGCGCGCGTGAGGCGTTCGGCATGACGGGGTTTGGGATCATCGGCGGCGGCAACAAGATCGCCAACTTCCCCGATGCCGTGCACGGCGCGGCGGCGAATATGGATTTGTACGCGCAGAGCCGCAAGTATATCGGCAGGACCATCGGGGAAGCTGGCCGGACATGGACCGGGCAGCATGGTTTCGGCGTCCCCGGTTACGATCCGCGCACGGTCGTCACACCGGAGATGATGCGCGACCCTGCCTTCGTGATCCCGTTCTTCAAGGCAATCGCGGGGCGCGAAGCCGGGCGCAAATCGCCGCTGACGGACGAACAGTGGCGCAAGGCGTTTGATCTCTACCGCGCTGGCGGCGACAACCGCGTGCGTCAGGCTGCGAACGATACCGCAGACTGGCCGCAGATGCCGACGCCAACATGGCCCGATATGCCGGGTGGCAAGGGAGTCATGTCGGCGGTCGACAGCCGCAAGGGCGACCGCCGCCGTGGCAAGGGCGACCGTCTGCCGCTGCACGGTCCCGACGACTTCGCGAGCCGCTTCGAAGGCGGGCCGCTGACGCCGACGCATGTGACCATCGACCTCGCCGCTAACCGGACGACCTTCCAGCGCACATTCAGCGGCTTCAAGCGCGTCGAGCTTCCCACCGGCAAAGCCAACCCGGTCGCCGCGGAGGAATGAGCCCATGCCGAGCGATTGGCACCAAATGCTATGGCCCGCGACGTTCCGCGGCGCCGAATTCCACGTCGAGGTTCGCGAATTCGGCAGCGGCCGGCGCATCGTCACCCATGAGTTTGCCCATCGCGACATCCCGTACACAGAGGACCTTGGTCGCCGTGCGCGGCGCTTTCAGGTCACGGGGTATCTGATCGGGCTCGATTTCATCGAACAGCGCAGGACGTTGCAGGCCGCGCTTGAAGTCGAAGGCCCTGGCCCGCTGTTGCTGCCGACGATGTCGGTTCAACGCGTCCTCGTCGATACGTACCGCATCACGGAGCGGCGCGAGCGCGGTGGCTATTGCGACGTTGACATGACCTTCGTCGAGGCCGGCGATGAAATCTCGACCAACATCTCGACCGACACGCAATCGCAAACCGCGCAGGCGGCGGACAATGCTTCGAGCACGGCCGAAACTGGCGCGACCGACGTGCTCAACAGCCAATGGCCGCAACAAACGCCGCCGGTTTGGCCTGACGCACCCCAGGTGTTCGCCAGCAGCTTCGAAGATCGCTGGTCGGGTATCTATCAATGATCTCAACCGACATCGACGAAGCCGCGGCGATCATGATCCGCGCGCTCTCCAACTTGCTCGGCACCATGCCGTCGACAGTCGGAACGCAGGGCGCGGCAGTGCGGCGCGCGTGCGGCGATCTCACCGCAAACGCGCCTTTTGCGATCCGAGATGCGACCGCACCGGCCGACCTCGCGAATTGTTTCGAGCTTGCCCGGCAGGCCGGCGCGACTTTCGACTTGCTCGACCGTATGCGGCTCGCGACCGAAGCCGAGCGGCCCGCCACCGTTGCGGCCGTCGTGATCGCGGTCGTCATCATCCGGTTCGCATTGATCGAACAAAGCCGCATCCTCGCGGCGACCGTGTTCAAGAGCCGCGACGAGATCGACCGCTACATGGTGCGCGTGCGCGACGCATTCTATCCGTCCGAGACGTTCGCCGCGGACATCCACGACACCATCAATTATCGCGCGCTGGTCGCGCTGCACGCGGCCGTAACCAACGACCTCGCGACGCGCGCGCTGCCGCTGCCGCGGGTTGTCGCCTACAGCTTCGCGCAACGGATGCCCGCGCTGTGGATCGCGAACCGCCTCTATGGCGACGCCACGCGCGAACAAGAGATCATCGACCAAAACAAGCCGGTGCATCCCGCCTTCATGACGCCCACCGGCAACGTGTTGTCGGCGTGACATGCCCAAGCCGCAGGAAATCGCCTCGATCACCATCGGTTCGGACAAATTCGACAGGTGGGAATCGGTCGAGATCACGCGGCGCTTCGGCGAACCGTTCTCACATATGCGGCTGCGCGTCGCCGAGATCGGCGACCTTCATCATGGGTGGAAGTCGCTGCGGCTCGCGCTCGGGATGGCAGGCACCGGAACGCTCGCCGGTCAGCTTGCGATCAGCGGCCTAATTACGGTTCGGCAGGTCAGCTACACGCCGGCTTCGCACAGCGTCGAAGTGGTCGTTAGCTCGATAACGACCTTTTTGAACGCTGGCGTGCCGCCGAAGCAATTCGAGAATCAAACCATCACACAGATGGCGAATTGGGCGACGAACACGGTTGGTGTCACCTTCAAGGTGCTCGGCAATTGCCCAGGCGCCGACAAGCCTTTCGAGCGCGTCAGCACGCACGTCGGCGAGACGATCCATCAATTCGTCTCGCGGCTCGCGGCTTGCCGCGACCTGCATCTTCGCGATGACGCGCTCGGCACTCTGATCGGCACGCGCGCGCAGGGCGATGCCGCGGTCGCGCAATTGCAGGAAGGCCGCAATATCAAGTCCGCCCAGGTGACGATGTCGATCCTCGAAAATGTCGACACGATTGAAGCGACCGGGCACCACTACGGGACCGATAAGCGGTGGGGCGACGACGCGCGCGACATCGCGGCGAAAGTCCTTATGTCAGGTTTCGGCGTGGGCTTTCCGCGCACGCTCTTTCTGCAAGGCCCGATGCCTGACGACAAGATCGGGCTCGGCATGTTCGCGCATCACGAAGGCGCGCTGGTGAAGGCCACGGTCATCGACTGCACCGTGACGGTGCCGGGATGGCTGCGCGACGACGGCGCGCTGTGGATGTCGTTGATCGGCGAGTCGGTCACGATTTTTTCGCCGATGCTTTTTCCAGAAGACCGCATGACGCTTTCGATCCGTGGCGTCACGCATATCCAGAACAGCGAAGCCGGGACAATCACCAACGTCGAATGTTGCTTGCCGGAAGGTTTGAGCGCGCAAGGACAGATCGACAAGAGCGACCCAGGCACCGGCCCGGAAACCGGCCCTGGCAGCATCGACCCGTCGAAGCCTGCGGCGCCAGATGGATAGAAGAAAGGACTTCTCATGCGCCGGTCGAGCCCACGCGACACATCCGACCGTCTCTTTCTCACCACCACGCGCTTGACGCTCGACGCGACCGACGACTCGTCGCTGATGCAGGCGATGACGCTGCGCGGCTTGCACGGCGAGCAAATGACCACCATCGAGCACGCGCATCCTTACGGGTTCACGGCGCGGCCGAAGCAACCGACCCAGGAGAGCGGCGGCGCTGGCGCCATGGATGGCGCGCCGTCGCCGTCGCAGGGCAAGAAGCAACGCGCCGAAGCCTTCGTGATGTTCGTCAACGGCAACCGTTCGCACGGCGTCGCAACCGTCGTCGCTGACCGGCGTTTTCGCCCGAACAATTTGCAAGAGGGCGAGACGGTCCTACACGACGACCAAAAGCAACAGGTCTTCATCGGGCGCGACCGCATCGTCGTGAACACCGACAAGGAAGTGCACGTGCAGCGCGGCGACGCGCACGCGCTTCTCACCGACGGTAAGCACAAGCTGCAATACGGTGACGTGTCCGTCACCATGATCGGCAGCAAAGTTTGGCTTGGCGCGGAAGGCAAGGGCGCTGCCGTCATTACCGAAAATGGGCCTTCGAAGCGAATTTTCGCCGTTGTCGACGAAGGTGACGCCACGATGGCGGCGGCGCAGATCGCGCAGCGCACCATGAAGGGACAGACGCCAACACAGCCGGCGCCGTCGGTGCCGGCGCCGGCAGGCGACACCACCGCGCCGTTCACGCTCAACGGCGGGACGTTCTAAGTTGCTACTCGGCACGATCCAACTCAAAAGCAGCGCGACGCCCGGCGCGGCGCCATCGTCGCTGACGCAAGGCGAGATCGCGATCAACGAAGCCGACGGCCTGCTGTTCTTTCGCGGGCCGGACGGCAGCGTCAAGGCGATGTCGCTCAACCCTCCGCCCGACGTGCCGGCCGCGAGCGTCATGCTTTTCATACAGGCAGCAGCGCCGACCGGGTGGACGAAGGTCACGACCAACAACGACATCGCATTGCGCATCGTCAGCGGCACGGGCGGCGTCTTCCACGCCGGACCCGCTTTCAGCGTGACATTCGCCGGCCGTACCACCGAGCCGGCGGAAGCTGACAATGAATCGCTGACCGACCCTGATGTCTCTTTAATCATGATCGGAACGCACAGCCACGCCATCGATATGACCGTCGCCTACATCGACGCGATCATCGCGAGCAAGGACTGATGGAAACGCAACGACCGCCCGCCGCACCGGGGATGATCTGCCCGTTGCATCGCAAGGACATGGCAGAGGTGTGCCACTGCTGCCCGCTGTGGATCAAGATACGCGGCAAGCATCCGCAATCGAGCGCGGAGATCGAGGAATGGAATTGCGCGCTCGCGTGGTTGCCGGTCCTGCTGATCGAAAACGCGCAGATGGCCCGGCAGACCGGCGCCGCGGTCGAATCGTTCCGCAACGAAATGGTCGAGATCAACCGCGTGGGACTCAGCATGATGCAGCAGGGCACGCGCACGCCAATGATCGACGGCAAATAAAATGCCCGATCCGCGCGTTCTCGTCATTCGGGTGCCTGACCCGATTGCGTCCTATCTCGATTGGGTGTTGCTGCCGAACGGCTTGCTCGACGATACGCAGGCGCTTGCGACTGCGGTGACGGTCGCGCTCGGCACCGACGCGCGCGCCGACGCAAACGACGCGCTGCCAGATTTTAGCGACGACCTCCGCGGATGGTGGGGCGATCTCGACGCCGACGAGCTTTACGGCGGATGGCCCATCGGGTCGCGCCTATGGTTGATGACACGCGCGAAGATCACCGACGAGCGCGCGCGCGAAGGTGCGACGGTCGGCCGGATCGACCGCTACATTCGCGAAGCCCTCGATCCTTTCGTCGAGAACGGGATCGCGACGAGCTACACGGTCGCGGTCACGCGCGACACCAGCGACCGCAACAAGATCGTTGCCGAGATCGTGATCTATCGCGGGCCGAAGTCTGCCATCGCGCTTCGCTATCAATCGCTGTGGGACGAAATCGGAGCGGGTTGAATGCCTTGGTCGACGCCGACACTCAAAGACGTGCGCAAGATGACGCGCGACTCCGTGGCGGCTGCGCTCACGACTCTCGCGCTTGTCCCGAACGGCGTGTTGCGTGTGATGACGGACGCGATGGCCGGGCTCGGGCATCTCGTCTTGCTCTACATCGACTGGCTCGCGCTGCAATTGCTGCCGGACACTGCCGAAACCGAATGGCTGGATCGCCACGGCGACATCTGGCTCGTCAACGCCGACGGCAGCACCGGCCGCAAGGTGGCGACGTTCGCAAAAGGCTCGGTGTTGTGCACCGGCGTCGAAGGCGCGGTGGTGCCGGTCGGCGCTGAAATGCAATCGGTGCAAGGCATCATGTTCGAAGTGATGGCGCAAACGGTGGTCGGCACCGCGGCGACCTCGGTGCCGGTGCGTGCGCTCGAACCCGGGACCGGCGGCAATCTGTCGCCGTTCGATGTCATGGGCTTCGTTCCACCGATCACGGATGTCGACCCCGACGCGACGGTCGAACAGATCGGCGGCGCGACCGATCAAGAAACCGACGACGAGCTTCGCGCTCGCGTCCTGTTGCGCATCCAAGAACCGCCAATGGGCGGCGACGCCACCGATTACGTGCAATGGACGTTGTCGGTACCCGGCGTGACGCGCGCGTGGTCCTACCCGCTCGAAATGGGTATCGGCACTGTCACGGTGCGGTTCATGATGGACGATCTGCGCGCCGACTCCGGCGGCTTTCCGCTGCCCGAAGATGTTGCAGCGGTCCAAGCCTATCTCGACAGGGTTCGCCCCGTCGCCGTGAAGGATTTTTTCGTCGAAGCGCCGATCCCCTATCCGATCAACTTCACGATAACGAACATCGACGTGGATACCCAGGCGACGCGCAACGCCATCGAGGCCAGCTTGCGCGATATGTTTTTCGAGCGCATCGCGCCGAGTCAGGAAATCTATTTTTCCGTGATCGATGAAGCGATCTCGCAAGCGCCCGGCGAGAACCATCACGATCTGACCTTCACGAATACGCCGATGCCGGCGCCCGGATATATGGGTGTGCTCGGCGCCGTGTCCTACGTCCCCGCGACGCCGCCGGCATGACGATGATCGCGTTCGGTGACGCCGTTCGCATCGAACGGCACTTCCGCGGCGACAGGTGGTCGGTCTACAGGCTTGAGAAAGTCATCGACGCGAGCCACCCGGCGCACCGAACCGAGACGACCGAAACCGAAGTGTGGGTCAAGGTCGGCGAAGGCAACGAAGACGAAGCCGCGGCCCAGGCCAGCAAGCTTAGCGGCATCGGCTGATTCCTTTTTTTCAAAGCCTCGGGAGAACACCATGGCAAACGTCGTTGGTGACTATGCGCTCGACAACGGGCTCAACGCCATCAAGAGCTTCGCCGACAAAATCTATCTGTGCTCGCAAGACCCGACGACGTTCACCGAAGCGACCTCGACCTATGCGCTCGGCAACAACAACTTCGGGGCTGGCAATGCGTTCACCGGCCCTGCGGCCGGCGCGCCGAACGGCAGGCAGGTTTCGTCGGTCGCGATCTCCGCAGGCTCGATCACGGCGACCGGGACGGCGGCGAAGTGGGCCGTCGTCGACAGCGTCAACTCGCGGCTGCTGGCAAACGGGTCGCTCGCATCGTCGCAAGCCGTGACCTCGGGCAATCAGTTCACGCTCGCGTCGTTCAACATCCGCTACCCGAACCAGTGACGCGTAAAACGCGCCGCCCATGTCAGGCAATGACTCGAATTGTAAAGTCCTGCTGCATCTCGACGGTGGGAACAATTCGACGACGATCAGCGACGCGAACGCGGGCGGCTCGGCGAAAGCGTGGACGGCGAACGGAACGGCGCGTCTCGTAAGCCCGAAGTTTGGGAGCGGTTGCAGCGCCCACTATGGGAGCATTTCGGCAAGTTGTGAGGCGTACACCGCCGCCCATGCCGACTTTCAACTCGGCTCGGGCAACTTCACCATAGATTTTTGGTTCTGCACCGCGAGCACGGCGCGACAATTCCTCGTCGCGCAGCAGGGCGCCACCGTCGCGACGACTGCTTTCTTGATCGAAATCGGCAGCGCGGCTGCTGGAAAAGTCGATTTTATTGCCGACAGCGGCAGCGGAAACCTCGTCCTCATTACGTCGACCAACACGTACCATGACGGGAATTGGCATCACTACGCCATTGTCCGAAACGGCTCTGTCTTCACACAGTATGTTGACGGCGTTGCCGACGGCACCGCGACGGCCGCAGGATCGATCAACAGCAGTGCTGCCAATTTGGCTATCGGCACCGATACCGCCGATGCCCTCTTTGGGCTGGCAGGCTTCATCGACGAATTTCGATTCTCCAAGGGCGTCGCGCGCTGGACTTCGAATTTCTCGGCACCGACCGCGCCATATGATGCCACATCTGGCAACGACACCTTCACGAAGGCGCTGCTGCACTTCGACGGAAATTACAACGATGTGAATGCCGGCGGGTCCGCGCATACGTGGGCCGCGCGACAATACGCCCTGATCGCAGCGCCCAAATTCGGCAGCGGCGCTTGCGCGACGTTCGATCAATCGGGATGCAACATTTCGAGCCCGGCAACGTCAGACTTTCAACTCGGCTCGGGCAACTTCACCATAGATTTTTGGTTCTGCACCGCGAGCACGGCGCGACAGTGGTTCGCCTCGCAATACTCGGG